CGTTATTAACAAGTGCTCTTTTTCTGGTCTCACTGAGTCCTCATCCTTTTCTGCCCAAGCATCTGATAACAACTTCTCAATGCGAGGAATTGAAAAACTAACAGGTTACTCTGATATCATTAAGAACTGGAAGATTACTAATCTGAGGTATCAAGAACTTCTCAGTGATGATAAAGAGACTTTCCTTTATCTTGATCCTCCATATGAGATTGGATCTAATCTTTATGGTAAGAAAGGATCTATGCATAAGGGATTTGATCATGATGGTTTTGCTACCATCTGTGATCGATTTATTTCTCCTCAACTTATATCTTATAACTCTTCTCAACTTATCAAAGATAGATTCAAAGAATATAAGACAGGAGAGTTTGATTTAACTTACACCATGCGTTCTGTTGGTGAATATATGCGAGAGCAAAAAGAACGTAAGGAACTTTTACTTTTTAATTATGAAATTGAGGCAAATGTATTATGAATGATCAACCTAACGATTTGTGGGAAGATATGGCAACACTAAACTCTTTGTATGAAGAGTTGTGCTGGGACGCGATGGATATTCTTGAGTTCAGTCCTGATTACAAGAACAATTGCATCATCATTCGTAATAAGACTATGGACGAAAAGAATGCCTGAATTGAAAGATTGGTTGAATAGTATCAATCAGACCAAGAAGAATCTAATTGATGAAGATTCTCTATTGGAAAAAGAATATCCTCCATACATTATTAATAGATGTTTCTCCGGACATCTTGATGCTGTAATGTTTGCGAATGAGATGAATCGCTATGCATTCTTACCTAAAAAGATGCAATATGATTTCTATCTAAATAGTCTGAGGAAAAAGAAGAGGTTCTCTCCCTGGCTCCGAAAAGATAAGGTTGACGATCTAGAAATCGTCAAACGTTATTATGGTTACAGCAATGAAAAGGCTTTACAAGCTTTAAAGATTCTAAATAAAGAACAACTTAATTTTATAAGATCTAAATTTGAGACTGGAGGAAAAAATGAGCGTCGTTAAAGAGCCCGAAGTATCGTGGTCTCCTGAACAAATGGTTGAAGTGACATTGAATGAGCCAGATGACTTCTTGAAGGTTCGTGAGACGTTGACACGTATTGGTGTTGCTTCTAGGAAAGAGAAGAAAATTTACCAATCTTGTCACATCCTCCATAAGCAGGGTCGTTACTACCTAGTGCATTTCAAGGAATTGTTTGCACTGGATGGTAAGCACGCAAATCTGACTGTAAATGATGTGCAGCGTCGTAATCGTATTGCACAACTCCTGGTAGACTGGGGTCTGGTTGGCATTGTAGATGCTGATAGGATTCAGGACATCGCTCCTCTCAATCAAATCAAAGTTCTGGCATACAAAGATAAGCAAGACTGGGTATTGGAAACCAAGTACAATATTGGTTCTAAGAAAAAGAAGACTGAAGAAGCAGAATAAATATAAGGAGGTAATGGACCTCCTTTTTTAATGGGCAGAAGACTTTTCAGAAAAGCATTAAATCACATTGAGTCAAGGTCATGTGACAGTAATATTTCACGTCTTAACGATGAGTTGAAGAAAACTGGAATGTTGTCGGAGAGAATGACAACTTCCACAGTTCTTCCTGCCACTGAAACTCAACCATTTCAAGAACCAACTACTAGTTTTGTTCCGGATGCTAGTGGGCTAACTAATACTGCACCAAATCAAAGTTTTTCTGCTCAACCGACTTATGGTGGAGATGTAAGTGATTCTTCTACTTGGGATACTGGTTGGAATAGTAATGCATATTTGTTAAACCCTAATGAGTTAGATGGAGAAACAAACAGACCTTTAACATATGCTCCAGATAAAACACCTGCTGGAGCGTCTGGACTTGTTTATGGTAGTTTTTATTACGGAACTGCTATAGGTTATATTGATGAAAATAATGTATTTCAGGCGGTATTACCTGGAAGTATTATTGGTGGTTATACTGGACCAAATCAAACTGGTCTATATTATCCTGAAGGTTCGCCACAAAGAGAAAATTATGAACGACAGGTAAGTTATTGGAATGCACACTTTGAACTTTTAAATAGGTTTGGACTTGAAAACCAAAATTATGTTCATAGGCAATATACTTCTTATGTGAACGTTTGGGTCATGCACTCTACTCATCATCATGGTTCATTTGAAAATTGGACAGCTAGTCCAAAGAAACCTGGATTTATTTTAAGACAAGCTGAAGTTCCTACTGGTATTCCGGCAAGGAGTAAGTACACTTCAGATCCTGGTCAACCGAGAACCCTTGTTCTGAATAGACTTGATGATCCAAGTGCTCCTGATTATCATGAAGGATTTATGAATGAGTATTTCCGCAAAAATTTAAATCTGAGCGGGCAAGGACTTGATCATTTGCTTCTTGCTTCTATGGCAGGAGAAGGAGTTCTTCCTGGTGTTGATGATATATTACTACTTGGTATTTCGGGACTCGTAACCTTGTTTGGACTTAGTATGCAGGCTGCTCAATCATTATATGATTATGCAATGGTTATGCAGTCTACAAATTCAATGACTGTTCCATTACCAGGTGGTAATGAAAAGGCAGACTCTGGATATGGTCCTACTGTAGATAATCCAACAGCAAAAGATCTTACTCCTGAGCAACAGGCAGAAGTAGAAGCAGCAGGTAATGAACTCAGAGATGCTCAGAGGGCATTGCAAGATTTAGAGGATAATCCTGATGCTACTGATACTCAGAAAGATTTAGCACAGGAAAGACTTGATAGAGCAACTAAAAATAGACAAAGATTAAGGAAAAAACATAAAGAAGAAAATAAAAATAGAAAAGAAAGTTTTAATTTAAATGGAGGAGTTCTTTCCGAAGGGTGGCAGTCTCCTGATCATACTAATGTTGAAAAAGATTCTAAGACTAGATGGTTTAATCCAAATGCTGGAACAGATTCGGCAAAATGGTTTGATCCTAAAGAAGTAAAACCAGCATATCCTACAAAAGCACCACCAAAGATGATTGATGGGTATAGTGCTGATTCTAATCTGGCACCTAAACCTGTAGAGAAAAGTCCTGCAATCAAACTCACAAAGAAAGATTTGTTGAGGAATCACAAATTAAAGGATAGTGAAGTTGCAGGAATGATGCAAACTATTGCTAGACTTAATAAGTTTATTGCTGATCATCCAGAAGAACTCATTTTTGCCAAGTCAAGATATCCAAAACATGATCCAAGACTTGCAGAATTAAACTGGAACATGGACCAAATGCTTAAAGCATCTGGTGATTATCTTGATAAGCAGTTCCCAGAGAATGAAAGGTTGTTTACAAGAATACAGAATTCTATTATCAAAAATATTAAAGCAACTGATCCGGAGGAATACAAAGAAGTAATATCCACTATTGAGACAGAAAAGAAAGCGAGAATAATTAAAAAATCACATCTCTCTAGGAAGGTATCTGAAAGGGAAAGAAAGTCCGCTTTTAGTAGAGCACTTAAGCACTTGCCAACTGAGGCAAGAGTTCAATCCGATGTGACAAAAGAACGTATAGAAGAAATTGCCAAAGCAGAATTAGAATATCTGAAAACTATTGGAAAACCAAAGTATTATGATTGGAAAGATGATGGTTTTGATTTCTCAGAAAATTTTGAAGATCGTAAGAAATCTATTCAGCATTTTCATTCTTTAATCGACAAGAGAATTGAAAACCTTGAGAATGCCTTAGAAGAAGGTATGACGACATCAGAATATATTAAACAACTTTATGGTGAGATTCCTACAATTACTTCTATGATGTCCATTGATCCAAATTTACTTGGAAGTAAATTTGCTCAGGATGTAGTTCAGGATAGTGAGAAAGCTACTACTCATGCCTATGGTTCTCACTTTCCTGGTTCATACGTTAATTCCATTGGCGATTTTAGTCCACAGTCTTACAGTAAGGTAGACGTACAAGCACATATAACAACAGATCATGAGGTGAATCCTAATCAAGGAGAAATGGCACATCCAGAAAATCATGTATTTACATATCAATCTGAAGGTAATTCAATAAAGTGGCCAACAGAATTTACTTTGCCTGATAGTTTTAATGATGACTTAATGTGGTTTGATGCTCAGGGGAATCCACAAGAATGGATTCATTATATTTGGCCAGTTCATGGACATCCTGGAAACTATACACCACTTGATAGTGATGATGACCAAACTCCTTTTTGGTATGATATTCATCCACACGATTCACCAGGAAGTGCTTGGGGGTTCAATAGTGAAACTGACAGTGACGATAAGTTCAGACTGAGGATGCAATATAATGATGGAAGAATTGATAGAAGGTCAATTACAGACACAAGTTTTGATGTGACTTATGGTGCTGCAAGAAGTATTGATTCTAGTAGTTTTGATTTAACTGGAGATGGTGTTAATTACTTTGCATTGGCAACAGATGATACAGCATTGCAAACACAATTTAATATTGACCCGAATGATGTTGATGCTGTAAATGCTCTTCGAGTGCAATGGGATAAACCACGCACCGAATCTGGGCATGAAGATTGGCAGTATATTAGGAGTGGAACACAGACTGGTTTTATTGATCAGATTTATGGGTTTGATTTTCCATTTGCAGAATATTACTATTATGATGATGAAAATGATTGGGACGAGTTCACCGGCACTGATGGTTGGGAGAGATATCATCCTAATTTCCATACTGAAGCATCATTTGCAAAAAAAATTATGAAAAATGTTCAGGTTGGAGATAAAATTAGTTTCTCCTATAAATGGTATTCTGATACTTGGTTGTATGAGAATGAATACTATATTGGTAATTCAGACTATATTCATGATGGCATTCAATACGCTGATGATGAACCTCGTCAATCATACTTTAGAGCAATCATTGGTGCAAATAATAAAGTTGTAAGTATAAAAGATCAATGGCAATTGATGGGTGCAGATCCTAGTCTGACCCTTACAGATGGAACTTATACCATACCACCAATTGATAATGATTTACTTAATTCGAATGAATACATTGTCAAAAAAGATAATGGATTTACATATCCTTATAATGGGACTTATGAATATACGGTTCAGGAAGGTGATATTGATGCTGCTGGATTGTTTCAATTCACGACTGTATTATTAGGCCCAGCCCCTGAGCTTGAGTATGTGCAAGTTACTGACTTTGCACATACAGTTGGTGAACTAGCTAATACAGGTCAACTTGGAAAGACTACTGCTGCCTATAATTTAGGAACTTCTGTTGCTGCTCTTGATCCTAATGAGAAATACCAGGAGGACAAGAAAAAGAAAGATAAAGAGGAACAGGAAAGAAGAAAAATTGAGCAGGAAAGATTAAAGAAAGAGAAGCAGGAAATGGATGCGATGATAAAGCGAGAGGAAGAGGATGCGAAGATAGAGCAAGAGGCAGAGGACGAGAATACAAAGATGGAGAATGGGGAAGAAAAAGAGGATAAAAAGAAAGAAGAAAAACCCAAACCCAAACAAACTCAACAATCAGAGAATGAAAGAATTGATGCCGAGATAAGAAAGTTGGAAGCACAGATAAAAGAAAGTAAAGCAAAAGAAACAGCAGCAATAGATGCATGGAATGATGAACTGCGTGCCACAATGGATAGGCATGGAGCAGAATGGGAAGCGGTACTCAAAAAAGACGGAGGGTATTATCCTGAAAAACATAAAGGACTACAGGCAAGACAAGATGCTGAAATAGAAGCGATATGGAGTAAAGAGCCAAAGACAGAACCATATGAGACAGAAAGACAAAACCTTAGAGCAAAGATTGCCGAGTTAGAAAAATCCAAACCCAAACCCAAACAAACTCAAAGAAAGAGAAATAAAAATGGACAACTTCTTCCACTTCCTGGAGAGCGATCAGATCGATTAGGATTGTGGTTGCCGAATGGGAAGACTGAGAGTGATTACCACTATTATCAGGGACATAGGTATGAGAAAGGAAGTTTGGCTGACACTGGTATACCAATAGGAACTTATCCAAAGTATGTGGGAGATGGTAAGGATATTCCGTATGTGCATGATTACAAACCCGGTTACGTATACTCTAATCTTCAACTTACTTTTAGTAATGAACAGATGAGGGCAAAATTTTTGGCGCATAAGAATGCCATGGAAGCAAAATATAAAGATGCGCCAGACTCTTTTTGGGCCTCACAACCATATCATCTGAATTCGTTATGGAAGGTTATAGTTTCAACCCCCTTCCCAGGAGCACGTCCCTATGTTGCTAGAGGTGAAGTAGCACCTGGTGAAGAATCTGTAGATGAAGCGCAACAACTTTTAGACGGTCTCCCAACAGATTTACGTAATTCTCTAGAAGATACTGGTGTAGATTGGAGTTCTATTTTAAAAACAACTTTTGATGTTGCAAATGTTGCATTAGACGTTGCTGCAATTATTGGCATTTTATTCCCCGAACCAGGATCAAGTGCTGCAGGATTAGCACGTTTACTTCCTAGATTAAGAGCACTTAGGACCCTTATGAAGAGTTCTAAGTCATGGTGGAATAGGGGTAGAAATAAAAGGATTCCCAATGAAAATGAAGCAGGTCTTCGTCAACTTGGTGCTGATGATCTGGCACAAAGCCAACGTACATCAGCAGACCCAAATTCCGCATGGAATCCTCTTAGGGGTATGCCTGGTTATGGAACAGCAAAAAGTAAAGTGAATCCACGTATCCGTAGAATTAATCAGAAAAGGAAATCTCAGGGTAAATCACCACTGTCTATGGATGTAGTTAATCCGGGAGGATTTCAGACAGGTCCCACCCCATCAGTTCGTCAAGCGTTTGAAAGACCAGTTCGTGCGGTAAGAGACAACCCTAAGGCAGGTATAGCGGCAAGATCAATATCACGTACAGTTGACGAATCTTTTGCACCTAAGAATAATAAAAATATTTCAGGTGATATTGATAACACAATAGATATTTTTATAAAACTATTGTATATGACTAAGTTGTCAAATAATCAAGTGAATGAAATTATTCAAAAATTTGAA